CTGGACAAAGTAAGTTAAATAACTCTATAAATGAAATGTTAAATTATGTAAAGTTAAATGCTGGTGACGAAGTAAAGAAGGACTTTGCTAGTAATATACAATCTTTGAGAACAAATTTAACTAAATTAGGAAACCTACAAGAAGGTTCAGGAAAGCATAATGATGTATTTAAAGAATTTATAGACAATTTACACCAAACACAAGATATTGTATATGGAATAAAAGGAAAAGGGTATCCAATTACTAATCCTTCTGATACTGTACTATCGTATCAATTAAGTCAAGATCCTGAGTTTATAAAGGCATTGGTAAATACAAAAGTAATTTCCTCTGGACAAGCTGGTAGTATAATGAAGAATAAAGGATTAGAACAACTACTACCAGATTGGAAGGAATATGTCACACAAAGAGATATTGATAGAGTAGTAGGAAGAAGTAATACAAATACACAAAATATTGCTACTAATAGAAATGTACAAAGTCAACAAGATTTAAATATGCCATTATGGCAAGAGAATATGCAGAATTTAGTAACAGAGATTAATAATATAAATAGAAGTAAAGCTGTTACTGAATCTATCCTTAATGTAAGTGATTTGAGAAATACACAAGATGTTAAACAAGCAGCTTTAGAAGCTTTACAGAAGTTTGATAAAGTAGATCAAATATCTCAACAATTAGTAAATGTAGCATCTGTTAGGGGAAGTAGATTATCTCAAGAAATACAAGGACGTACATTAGCAGGTGTACAGAATTATACAAGTAAAGATTATAGAGATTTATCGGGATTTCAATTATCTACTATTGGGCCTATTAATTCTTCTGTATTGGAAAAAATAAAAGGTAATTAATATAAGGAGTAAAAATGGCTGAGGAGTATTCTAGAAATGGAAGTAAACTCGTATGGTGGCTTATGGGTATATTTGCAGCTACAATATTCCTTGGTCTTGGTACTATGGTTAGCTCTATTGTTAATATAAATAACAGATTAAATAGCATAGAAATACTAGCATCTAGTAATCTAGAGAAGGTAAAATATCTAGAAGAGACTAGTAGAAATATAATACCTGATAAGCTAGATTATATTACTAAGCATGGTGAATTGGTAAATAAGATATCTGGTTTAGAAACTCAATTAAAGTTAGTAGAGAATAGAATATCTATAATGTCTGAAAGGTTATTAACAATTAATACAAGAATAGATTCTTTATCCTTTCAAGATAAAGTAGAAGAACGTATTAAAGGTAGAGAGATTAAATGATAACCTTTCAACTAGATCCTTCTGCTGAACATGTAAAGACATTTCTTCCACCTTTCAAAGGTACATGGAAAACTTTACCTTCTCATTTACTTCCTGATGATGTGTTACAAGACTCACAGAATGTATCTTTAATAGAAGGTAAGCTACGTAGTAGAACAGGTTTAGCTACATTGGATGACTTTCTATTTCTAGATACAAGTTCTTCAGATCCATCATTAACTACAAAGATAAAAGGAGGTATTCAATTTATAGATATATCAGGTAGTAAATATCTAGTAGCATCTTCTTTAAAGAATGTATGGATTAAGAGAGATATTGCATCTACTTGGAGTGTTTTGAATAGTAATTATACAATACAAGGAAGTGATTTATACAACATACGAATGTGTATGTTGCAGCAGGGAAGTAATATTTATTTATTATATGCCAACGGCGTACAACAAGTATCTGTATCTACTAATTTAGGTAATTTAAATACCATTACCTCTTTACAACCAGGTAGTTTATCTTCTCCTGTTGCTAGAGATATATGTGTATCATTCGACAGAATAGTTGTTCTACAACCTCCTTACACAATAGCATGGTCTGATACTATTAATAATTCCTTCCCTGCATTCACATCATGGCCTGCTCTTAATCAAGTAATATTAACACAAACTACAGATGCATTAGTAAGTATATGTCCTTTAGGGGTTTTAAACTATGCAGTATATAAAGAAGGAAATATATACGCAGCAATAGCACAAGGAGGTCCATCTTCTCAAGCTTTCCGTTTTGAACATAGAGGAGAATATGAAGGACCATGTTGTCCTAATAGTGTAGTAAATGTTAATGGTTCTCACTTCTACATGACACCTACAGGTAGAGTAGGTGTATTTGATGGTAGTAGACATGATTGGGTCTGTGATGGTCTATGGCCTTTTATACGTAGTGATTTAGATAGATCATTTAAGAATCATGTATTTGGTGTGTATAATTATAAAACAAGTGAAGTATATTTCTGGTACCCTAAGATAGGAGATAATGGAAATTGTAAAGGTATGCTTTGTATAAACTTACCATACCAAACAGCAGGTATATCTACATATTCATATTTCTTAGGTACTTCTTCATTTGCAGTTTCATATGGATTATCTATAAGATTATTTAATAGTATTGTCTCACCAATAGTATTTGGTCATTCATCTTTACTACCAAATACCTCTACAGATGTCTTTCCTCCACAGGCATTTCTATTAGATCAAGATACGTATAGAGATAGAGATAGAGTATTTAAATGTTCATTAAGTACAGGTCTATTTAAACCTATCTCTCAAGCTGATCAAGGTTTAATAGGTGTAGGACAGAAAGTAAAAGATAGATCAGGTATTTGTAAACCTACTATAGAGTTATACACAACTAGAGATAATACAAGAGGTTTTGTAGATCTATCTCCATTGGTATCTAGTTCATTAGAAACAGATGGAGATGTATTAGAGACAGATAGAATTGATCTATCACAGATATATGTAAATGAATATCATGGATTTAATGAAACTGGTTCATTTATAGGTATGAAATTAGAGTGGAATAGTACAAGTAAAGTAGAATATAAAGGAGCTGATATTTATGTTAGGAAGACTCCTTGATTTTATATATAATTGTGAAAGTAAGAGAATATAATGCCTACATTACTTCCTTTACCAATATTTGATAGATACGACTCTTTATTATACATTAAAGATATAACTCTACAAGATTTAATAAATTTATTAATGCGAAATGATAGATCATTAATTACTTATTTAACTTCATTGAATAATCAATTTCAAGATTCAGTAGAAAGTGTTAATGCTATTACAACTGTAATTTCAAATTTAGCATTAACCGCACAGGATATAGGATTCACAATCTCCGGAGGTACAAATCCTCGTACTTTAACAGTTGATGGTAATTTACTATCATCTACTGGATTATATGTAACAGGTACCAGTTCTAGAATAGCGACAGTAGGTTCTACTACATTAGGTAGAGGAGGTGAAGTTGGTATAATAGACATCTCTCCTGTATATCCTGGTCAGCAGAGTATTACAATATTAGGAAGTATACATACAGGAACATGGAATGCGGGAGAAGTTACAGCACCATTATTGAGAATAGGAAATACTCCTTCACAGATTATTGTATTTATAGATGAAGCTGGTGTCCACTTTAAACCAGATATTAATAACAACGATGTTCTTCTCTTTATAGATAAAGCTATTCGTAAAGGGAATATATTATACAGTTCAAGCGATAACTTACTAACAACTTTACCTCCTAATATTACAACTACTAGAAAATACTTATCTCAAGTAGGAAATGGAAGTGTATCAAACAATCCTGAATGGATAAATATTACAAACACTGGTGTAACAAGTATTAAGAAAACTGTAGATCAAAATATACCAGTAACTACAGATATTGGAGAATTATCCTTTCCTGTTACTGCAGGTCATACGTATCATTGTAAATTTGCTGTTGTTGGGCATGGTAATAATGCATCACAGGATATAGGCTTTAGCTTAACATATCCCACTGCAAGTGTAGTGGCAAGTAAAGTTATATAAAGGAGTAATATAAAATGGCTAATAATTTCATTACAATTGACACAACTACTCGTCTAGGGTCTCAATTACGGAGTCTTGTTGTATCAATGGATGGTACTTTAGATGCTATGAGACGTTTAAAAGCTACTATGGATCAACAGACTGATGCTATCGTATGGACAACTATTGAAATTCAATTTGGCCTACCAACAGGAAAAGGTCAGACTACATATAATCTACTAGCATCATTACTATCAGCATGCGATGTATCTGCAACTGATCAGTTTCTCCATTGGCTAGGATAGTATAATTACTCTACATGGCTATATCTCTATTAACTCATACTAAGGGTGCTGGTACTAATACTTTTACCACACCAGCAATAGATACAACAGGGGCTAGTTTTCTTGTATTAGTCTATGGGTATTACGTAAATGGCCCTGCTCCATCTATTAGTGATTCTAAAAGTAATACATGGTCAGCTCTGACTACTCAATCAGATGCTACCTCAGGTATTGGAGTTGAGATACATTATGTTAATAATCCTACAGTAGGAACATCACATACATTTACAGCAACAGGTACTGGAATATTTTCCGCAATAACAGTAGCATGTTTTAGTGGGACAGAAGTAGTTTCTGTGTATGATGGACATCAAAATGGAGGTGTATCAGTATCATCAACATCAAAACAACCAGGTTCTGTAACACCTGTAAATGATAATTCTCTATTAATAACAGGCTACTGTGCTGACAATAGTACAACAAGTGTTAGTATAAATAGTGGATTTAGTATTATTGAGCAATCAGATTATGGTGTAAATGGTGCTTATAGTTCATTCCTTGGATACTTTGTCCAAGGACCAGCAGCAGCTATTAACCCTACATGGAGTTGGACAGGTTCAGTCACTGTGGGAGCTGTTATTGCGTCTTTTAAACCTCTAGTAAGTACATTTCCTGGTGTTGCTGGACTTCCTATGTTTGGGAAACAAGTAGGAAGAGTAGTAGATCAACTTCCAGTTATGATACCAATTAGTGTTAGTTAACAAGAGAAAGAGAGAAATACAATGGCAAGGAATTATTATGGTAATGGATTCTGCACAGCAGGCACAAATAAGAGTGCATTGGAACTCCTAACAACTGCAGCAGTAAGACCTAAGATTTATGAAGTCATGGTAGGCTGTTCTGCTGCACCTGCATCTCAAGCAGCATTATGGCAAGTACAACGTCATACAGCTACAGGTACGGGTACAGCTTTAACTGCTGTAAAAGTAGATCCTGCTGATCCTGCAGCATTAGTAACATGTAAGACGAATAATTCTGTAGAGCCAACAGTTACTGCTGCAGATGTACCTTGGGAATTAGCACTTAATCAACAAGCAACATTTGATTGGCATGCTAATCCTGGTAAGGAAATAGTCTTAGCTGCTTCTGCAACTGCCGGAGCTACATTAAAAACAAGTACATCCACAGGTACTGCTGTACATCAAGGTTCTATGTATTGGGAGGAGTAATTTGTATATATGCTTAATGATGGATACTTAATAATCACTAGCCCCGATGGAACACTAGAAGCAGATACTCTTCAATGTGTCCATTGTAATAAGCACTACATTGTGAAACCTGGAAGCGGTAAAAGACGTGGATGGTGTACGCTATGTGCAGGAACAACCTGTGGTTCATATACATGTAATTCATGTATACCATTTGAGAAGAAATTAGATGCATTTGAACAACGGGAAAGATTACTAAATAGTATTTTGCAGTAACTATTTAGTAATTAGATAAAGTAAACATGGTTACTTATTTCTACCAAGAGAGAGCAGATCCTAGTAGTTATATATCAACAGTAGTATCAATACCTGATCTCTCTTGGTTACAGAGTATAAGTCAGGCTGCTGAGTTACGACAGTATAATAACTATACTACACGTGCTGATGTTACTGGCTATTTGCAAAATGCAGTTGATATCTCCTGGATGAATAGTAATTCAGGATTGATTATACGACCTATTGTACAGGTCTATAGTCAAAGAGCTGATATACAATGGTATCTCTCTCCTACTGCTGCACCTAATCTACAATGGATACAAAGTGGATATCAATATGTAAAAAGTATACCAACATATCAAAGTCAACGAGCAAGTACTGTAGGATTTCTTTCACCACCATTAAATGTTTCATGGGCAACAAATACATACGATATTGTCTTACCCAGTGTCGTTACAAGAAGTAGTAAAGTTGATCCTAGTGGGTATATATCTCCACCAATTGATTTATCTTGGCTTATATTAGTAAGTAATGCTCAAGAGATACCTCAGCGTACTTTAAATTCTTTTCAAAGTAATACTAGTTCTTTTCTTCCTATTATTATTATACCTGATCTTTCATGGATACAAAGTAAGAGTAGTCGTGGTATACTTGTACCGGGTATTTATAGTACCTGGAATGATCCTACATGGCTCTTAACTCCAACACCTGATATCTCCTGGTTATATCCAGGGAATAGTGTTAGAATAGTCGTACCAGGTATTGAGAGTAACTACACTAACCCTACATGGTTCCTAAATACTGTACCTGATGTATCATGGATACAAGTATCCAGTAAAGCTGGATATCTACTTCGAGGTATTAGCAGTAGATACAGTGATGTATCTTGGTTCTTAAATATCCCTCCACCACCAGATCTATCCTGGTTAGGTGTAGGGGAAATTATAAGAATACCAACTAGACTAACCTCTAGTACATACGTAATACCATTATCAATTATAACAGTTATACCAGATAGTTTATTCATAATTGAAATGAATATTATTCCATCTGTAGACGGTGTAATAAAGATACAAGCTTTTCCTATTAATTCTTCAACTAGTGTAATAGTTAAAGCTGGATCTGTTGCTTTTATATATGATGTATAGTTTATACATTAGGATAAATAAATGTCTCTAACACTATTAAACTTAAAGAGTGAGTTATTAAATGATCCTTCAGGGCTAGGATACTCAACATTTATAAATCCTACATCTGCTAGAGATAACATAACCTTAGCTACTATCTTAAATACTAGAAGAGCAACCATACAAGTCTCTAGAGAGTCTATTCCTACAATGAGATTATTTAGTAATATAAATGCTACAGATTTTCTAGCTTTAACAACTCTTCAATTACAAGAATTACAAGTTATCTTAACACAACCTTTTATAGATTTGAATGATACATCTGTAAGAAGTATATTACAGGGTATATTCACAGGTAAAACAGCTACATTAAATAACTTTACTAATTTAAGAAATAGAAATGGTAGTAGGTATGAGCAATTAACAAACCCAGGTGAAGTAGTGACATCTGATTATATTTCTCAAGCTTTAGATAGTTAGGATACATAATGGCAGGAGAGATATTCCTTAAAGAAGGTGCTATATTTACATTAGAGTCTTCAGGTAGCTCGTTAACAAATAATACAGCAGTAGCAGCTTCTAATAATTACGATGTTCGTAGTGGAGGTAGTGCAGGCATTGTACAGAATATAGAAGCTATATTTGAATTTTTATGTCAATGGTCTACAGTAACAGGTATAGTAGCAGGTACAGCAGCAGCAGAATTACATGTTATACCTTCTATAGATGGTACTAACTTTTCAGATGTAGATACTACAAGTGGTTCTTCTTTTATATCTTACCCTGCATATGTAGGAAGCTTTGTATGTTGTAAAACACCTACTGCATCTACAAATATGAGATTTCATTCTGCTCCTATACGTTTAAGGTCTTTCCTCTATAAACCATATATTTTAAATAGAAGTGGGCAGACGATAGCAAGTACTTGGACTTTAAAGGTTATGTCCCTAAGATTTCAGTATACGTAAGTATTTATAAATAGGTAAATATAAATGTTTGATCCTTTAGATTACCCTTTAGAGAGTTCATTAGAAGGTTGGTATATTTCTATCCCTGGAAGAATGGGTGGTGTAAATTTTTATGATCTTGCAATAGGAGCTATCGGCACGTTAACAAATATGTCTCAACCTTTTACATCTACAAGTGGTTGGGCTCCATCTGCACGATCAGGTGGATCAGGTGAATTACGATTCAATGGAACAAGTAATTATATTACTATACCCTGGTCAGGTGCTATCGATACTCAAGGGACATTAAGTTTCTGGTTTAAACCTACATGGTCGAGTAATGATTCTACATTTCATATTATATTCAATCAAGGTAGTAATGATAATACATTTCTTAGAGGTGAACATGGTAATGATAATAATTGGTACATTGGCTTTGCAGATACTTTAGAATATAGAGTTATAATTCCTGCTACTTCAATGGTTGTATTGTCTGGTACATGGTATTTCCTTACCTTTACTTGGAGTAATGCGAGTCAAATAAGTGTTGTATATTTAAATGGAATACAGAAAGGCAGCAATAATACTTTAATAAGACCTGTATTAAATATTAACTTTGAGTTTGGTAGACATTGGAGAAATACATTTTTCTTTAGTGGAGCTATGGATAATTTAAGATTACATAATAGACCATTTACCCCACAACAGGTAGGTGATTTATATAGTGAAAGATTAGACTTTGAAGATTTCCATAAACTTTCAGAGTTTTCCTATTTACCAAATCCAAGATTTGTACAGGAGTTAATTACATAATGGGTCGTTATACTAGAGATGAGTTACTCTCACATGCACTAGATTTAGCACAATCTCCTCCATTAGATAGACACGATAGACCTGGAGATGTTATTGACCAAAATGCTTATTGTATATCCTGGTTACAAAGTGCCCTTGACAGATGTCATGTTAAGTTTCCATTTAGTGCTGATATACAGGATGTAGATATTACATTTACATCTTCATCTACAGATGTTGTGTTAACAAGTGATAATACAAAGTATCTACCTACAGATTTTATATTAGATGTTAGAGATGGCGTTGTGTATATTTCTAACAATCAAAGAACAAGATTAAAGAGAAAATCATTTCAATATTGGTTAAGTGTTTACAACTCTACATTAAGTAGTAAAAGCTCAACACCAAGTATATATACAATTATTCAGAAAAGGATAAAAGTAGCACCTATTGTACAAGTAAATATACCAGGTACTTTATGGTATTATAAAATGCCTACATTTGTATCAAGTAATACATATATAGACTTCCCTGATGAATGGACTTTAATTGAGTATGTACATATTAAATGTATGGAATGGAATAGGTCTACAGATTTAGGTACAGCTCAAGTATTCTTAGAGAAAGAATTAGCAAGATTGAAAGCTGCAGGTTTATTAAATGAAACTGAATACGATGTTGTACCTATTGAGAATAATCAGGTATTTGTTGATACTTCGTTAAGAGATAGGAACAGCTGGATGGGTGACGTAGTGAGGTAAAATATGAGAAGTATTATACTTTTAATTAGTTATTTATTAATTTTTATATATTTACTATTTAGTGCTTTAAGTTGTTACAATCCTTCTACTAAGGAGTTACAAAGTTTAACAGATTTAATGAATAAAGCAGATAGAAAGACTTGTATATATTATACAGGTAATGCAGGTCCATATGTAAGTATAAGAGGTATTACAGCGTTAGGAGAAGTAGATTTTAATACCTGTTTAGCACATCAGTAGGTTGTTGATATTTATAAAGACTAACAATATATCTATAAAGAGAGAAGTAAAATGAATGGAGCAGAATTAGTATCCTTTCTCAATGGTGAAACAAGTATGACTGAGACTGTATTGCTAAATACAATGTTAGATTACTTCACATCTGTAGGAGAAGTACATATAGCATCTTCTTTGAAAGGATTAATGGAAAGAGCTTCCAGAGGAAATACTTCATTATTAACCACTGGTACTACATCTGCTATTGTCAATAAAGCATCTAACTATTCCTATATAGATGATAGAACTAAAAGAAGGTAATATATATGAAAAAGAAAAGTAAGAAACATCCTGGATTTAGCTCTGTACAGAAGAGTATAGAGAAGGAAGGATACTCAGCTAAAAGTGCAGGTGCTATATTAGCAAGTAAAACTAGATCAGCTAGTAAAGGTGCTAAGAAGAAGAATCCTAAATTAAAGAAGGTAAAGTGATATGTATCATACTATACTTAATAAAATTATAAATAAGATATTTCATAGAATTCATTTCCATAAAGGACATGGGTATGGAAATGTTCTTGAATTTCTAGATTGTAGATCATGTAATATACTCCACAAAGCTATGAGGTGTTTACAGTATGCCAGTACCAAAAGGTAAAGAAGAACTATACGGTAAAGTAGTGGGCCATATGCAGAATTTAGGTAAATCATTAAGTGAAAGTAAAAACATTGCTGATAGAGCTGTTAAGGTTAAAAAGAGTAAAAAGATAAATAAGAAGTCTAAGTTTTAATGTTTGGAGTGTACAATGACTAATTACTTCCTAAGTACAACAGGAAATGACAATAACCTAGGTACTCAGAATAGTCCTTTTGCTACATTTAAAAAGGGACTTGAGTTAATGGTACCTGGAGATGTATTATTCGTTAGAGGAGGTGTATATGATCAAAATATAAATTCATTTACGACAAATATTCCAAGTGGTACTTCGTATACAAATGCTATAACTATAAAGAATTTCACAGGAGAAAATGTAACCCTACAGCCACAGAGCGGAATTTCTGCAATAAATCTCAATTACTCTAGTACTCCAACACCCTTACATTATGTTATATTTGACGGTATAAGTACTAATGGTTTAGGTGGTGTAGGTGGAGTATTTATTGACGGGCCTACTGTAAATCATATTAGATATATGAATGCGTCTGTATATAATACAGCGGGTCAAGGTATAGCAATGTTTGAAGGGGCACCTGATTGTGAAATCTTATTTTGTGATATATATAACAATGGAAGAACATTTCCATTCGATCATGGGCTATATGTAGCTGTAATAAGACTTCTTATAGATGGATGTAATATACATAATAATAATTCCTATGGTCTACAAGTATATAGTTTTGGTCATGGTGCTACAGAGTCTAATGGAACTATAGTTAGAAATTGCTCTATTCATAATAATGGCTATGGTGGCTGTACATTAAATATGGGAGATGGTTTAGACTTTTATAATAACTTAGTATATGATAATCCAAGTAATGGTGTTAATGTTACATACAATAGTAATAACTTTAGAGTGTATAATAATACAATATTTAGAAATAATGGTGCAGCGGTAACTATTGGTGATTCTCAAGTACAGAATGTTACTGTGAATAATAATATATTCTTTCAAAATGCATCCGATAGTATTGTATCTAGCGGTGGAACATTTACACAAAGTAAGAACTTTACTTCTAATCCCTTATTCTTAAATACCTCTGCAACACCAGATTTACATATTCCTAGTAACTCTCTAGCTATAGACTTTGGTAGTAATGTATTATTCCCTACTACTGATAAAGATGGTAATCCAAGACCTTTTGGCTCTTTACCTGATGCGGGTGCATATGAATTTGGTGTAGTTATTCAGCCTTCAACAGTTATAACCTGTGATGATTCTTTACCTTGGACTTTAATATCAAGTGGAACATTTGTAAATAATACTTTATTAAAGACAGTAAATTTTAGTATTAAACCTGCACGATGGATATGTTTTAGAGCTATCTCAGAAGTAAATGGTAATTCTTGGGCTTCTTGTGCTGAACTTTCAGTATTAGTAAATGGAGTATCTTTACTTCCTAAATCTTCATGGTCTATATGGTGCTTTGATAGTCAAGAAACAGGTTCAGGGAATTTAGCTAGTAACTGTATAGATGAGAATATAAATACATTTTGGCATACACAGTTTATTACTGCTAGTCCAAGTTATCCACATAACGTTGTTATAGATCTAGGAACACCACATCCTTTAAATGGGTTTACATATCTTCCTAGACAGGATGGAGGTATCAATGGTACAGTTGCTGGGTATGAGTTTTATATATCTGATTATTTCATTCCCATAGGAAGAGTTATGGTATTAACCATGATGCAACCATTTCTATCTATGTAGGAGTATATAAATGACCGTACAACAATTCATAGATTTGTTAAAAACATTTGACCCACATTTAAAGGTATTTATCTACTGTGATGATTGTAGTATAGAATATGAGACAGACACTACAGTAATAAGACAGGAGAATAGAGAGGTTGTTATCTCTATATGATCCTTGATTACATGAGGAAAGGGTACAGAACTGAATACATAACAGAAGCATACGTAAGTAGTCCTCCTGCTGCTTTTGTAGTAGATGAATATGGGAATATGTTTACTTTAGGTTTAGAATTTCAAAGATATTCTGATGCACCTAATGGAGAATATGCATTTGATATATTAAAGAATGGATATCCTACAGGAGAATATGCATCTCGTATAGAGAGGAGAAATAATAAAGTACGTATATTTACCCGTAAGGGGTGGAAAGTATTCAACGGTAGATCATTTATATAATATATATGAAAAAGAAGATAAAACATAAAGGAGATAAATACTTTAAAATAGCTTCCTTTTTCTACAATATAGCATCTTTCTTTGATGCTATTGCACATTGTTTTATATCTATAGGAGATAAGAAAAATGGCTAGAGAATATGTAATTGCTGCCAATGCAGTTACAATGGCAGCACAAGCTGTTACATTGTCATATTTCCAAGTAATGCAAACTGCTCCTGTAACAGCTATTGAAGTACTACGAGTATATGCCTCACAGAAAGGTACAAGTACGAGTAATATGATTGGAGTACAGTTAAGTACACAGGTTACTTCATTTCCTACTTTAACAGCTCAAGCGCCTCAAAGGTTGAAATCAGGTGATCCTGTATCTTTAATTACAGGTGGTGCTGCTGGTCTTGCAGGGACATCAGGTATTAATGCAAGTGCAGAAGGAGCAGGGAGTAAGACTGTTGTCTTACCTGATAACTTTAATGTATTAAATGGATGGCTGTGGGTCCCTACACCCAATGAGACGATTATAGAAACTCCACAGGCTACAGGACATGGATTTGGACTCCATTTCCCTACGTCCTTAGCTGGAGCAACGACGAACTGGTCAGGTGGAATAGTATTTAGGGAATTAGGTTAGTATATACGGGGATAGAATCTTTAGTCTAGAAAGGATTCGAGCACTATGCAGTATATTTTCTATCCCCCTCCTTCTGTCCAGGGTAGTGTACCTCCACAGGTAAAAGTTCCTATCGCTGAGGTTCCTCCACCGTCTGATAATCCACCTTTAACTACAGATGTCTACCAGTACGTCATTGCAAGTCTATGGCAACCTGGGCCTTTCTACGAGGGAAATGTCCAACGAGAACTCTTTCCTATTGCTGCTGGAGACTCGACCAATGATAATCCATTCTTTAGACGAGAGGAAAGTATAAATAGAATTAATCTATCCTGGTATACTCCTTATATCCCTTATACAGCCTATCAAGGTAAAGGTCCAATAGCTCCTTTCCTACGAAGTCCAGATAATCCACCATTTCATCTTCTCCAATATCCATCTACAATATATACACAGTATGAAGATATCTCTAACTGGAAAATAATTAAACATAGACCCATTAAGGATATATTCTTTACACCAGGTGTACTACCTCCCCCTATACCTGCATCTTTTCAAGTCAACGTTAATATATACTCTGTAAGGCATAGCCTAGATATAGAGATAAATAATAATCTAAGTATACAAAATGTAAATCAAGGGAGTACTTTTTTATTTACTATACATTCATTCAATAGAAAAGGATTTCCTAGAGTTATAAATAGCGCTGATGCTGTTTCTTTATCTCTAAAAGATTCCTTAGGTAATTTAGTATTTGCAGGTCAACCTACTACTAAACTAAATAATATATTTACATATATATACCAATTAGACAATAATGCTCCATTAGGACCATGGAGTGTTCAAGCTGTAGCTTCATTTAAAGATGTAAATCTAATAACTGATATACGAGTAACACCTTATGCTATATGTTTTACTGTTATATAGGGGTATATATGTGGTTTCATATTATTGAGATATTTCTGCTCTTAATAATTATTGCTTTAATCCTAGCAAGTAATTACTACTCTGGATTATAGGTAAAGAAATAAATGTTAAACACAGTGAGAGGTTCTTCAGTTGTAATTGAGATAGACACTAAAAATGAAGATATGCAATACGTAAATCCTGATACTGTGAGAATTGATATCCTTGACCCTTTAAATAATATAATTATCAATCAAGCAAATATGTTATCTGAAATAGATGTAGGATTTTTTACTTACACACATGATACATCTAGTGATGCTGTATTAGGGCCATATACAGCTCGTATTGTTGTTACACAAGGTTCATTTATATACAAACCTGAACCTTTTGTATGCTTTATATTAGATACTGTAGAAGTACCTAGACTACCTGCATTTCAAGGTAATGTGTTTCAGAATAATGCTTTTCAAGTATAGGAGATACACAATGGAATCAATATGTACAGGTTGCGAAGGAAAGAAAGTTATTAACTGCCATGTACAGAAGATAATAAAAGGTCATAGGGTATGTCATGAAAGCTCTATAATTTGTCCTATATGTAAAGGTACAGGGTTTTCTACTCAGGAAGAAGTTAATAATTGGTTAAATTCAATGATTCCATACCATGAACATGTTTAGTCTATTTATAAATAGAAAGGATACAAAACAATGGCAGATCATGCAACTTTAGTACATGCCTTTGTATCAGCTGTAGCAGATTTAACAGGTTCACTTGTTAAACCTTCAGATTGGAATCATGGACATACATTTCAAGGTGGAACTAATGGAGATTTACTTACATATGATAACACACAAACTGATAATATACTATTTAAAAGTGTATTAACTGCTATAACAGGAAGATTATTAAGTATTACTTCTATGTTTGATACTTTATTAGGAGTAGGTAGTTCTCCATCAGTAGATATAGTGAATGGAACGTTCACACTTGTTAAATCTAATTCTAATGTAATAATCATCACACTAGCATATAGCGGTGATTCAAGTAGTGCAACGTTCCATTCAAATACATTAGTTACTCTGTTAGATAATAGTGTGTTGAGTAATATTAATATTACAGCTAACAACACACCAAATTTATTATACACATTCCATACTAACCTATCTCTAGGAAGTCATACGTTAAAGGGCCATTTTACAACATCATTTCTTAACTTCAGCACAGGTACTACATTATCCTTTCTAGTATTAGAATTTGGTTAATCTTCATTTGTACTTATAATAACTTCTATACCATTAGCAGATTGTACCACTTCTATATCTTCATGTGTTAGTAATGATATATGTCCTAATTTACCTGTAGTATATACATCTACATTTCCATACCTTAATAATACATCACGAAGTATAGATATAAAAGCATCTAGTTTCATTTATTATTATCCTCTCTATATCTATCAAGTATATCACATAATTTATCTAACTCTTCTTTATTAAGTATCATTAAGTGGTATCCTGCATGCTTTGTATAGGTATGTAATCCAACCTCTCCAGATTGATATTCTTTTAAAGCCATAATATCATTACGTACATCTCTCATTTACTATCCCCTTTACCTTTTATATACCCTTTATTATACCCTCTCATATATCCTGTTATAAAAATTACTTTAAATTTCAACAGTAAATGATTAAACGGTATTCTTACATAATCTCCTTTTATATGTTTATATAAATATTTTAAATATACCCTATCTGAGAGAATATTTTCATCTTCATATTTCATGAAATCTTAATCCCTAATGCTTCTTCTATATCTTTAACACTCTCAGGTTCATCACTATCGAGTAAATCTCCTGATAATCTCCACATTCCTGTTGTCTCATTCTGTATCATTGGTATTTCTCTTCTACTTCTTACTTTACTTTTTGTAAGTACAAGTAATGAGTTATCTAATGTAAGCATATTAGTACATAACTGTCCAAATCCTCCTGAACCTGCACCAGCTTCTACACCTCTATTACGTCCTTTAGCTGGATGGTGTAGAAGTATAAAATGCTTCGTTATCCTATCTACTCCATCTCCTTCTGTACATATATATTCTAACTTGTCCAATACAAGGGTCATAGCAGGCTTTGTATTAATATCCTGTCGAGTCATTCTATTTAAGACATCAAATACTACAACATCAAATGGTATATGTTTTAATACCTGTGAAGGTGATCTAGGTTCATTACTTTCAGGGTAAGTACCCCATATGAGGTGTCTAATACTCTCAACCTCTGTAGGTATATCAAGGAATAAACTCTTCATACTATATAACGTCCATGCAGGTCCATTGGGGGCTACATTCTTTATTTGTACTTGCCATTCTAAAGTACCTGTATCTACTTGTATATATAAACAGTTGCGTTGTTTACATTTCATACCTAGAAATGTCTTCCCTTCTTGTATAGCATTTACTAATTGTATACATAATATAGATTTACCTGAACCTCCAGGTCCTACTAGATATGTATATCCACCACTACTTAATAAATCTTGTACTAACCAGTCTACTTGGATATTTCTTTTTGCTAATGTAGACATTCTCTCTATAATCATTTACTCATCTTCTTCTTTTATAAATATTACTATACTAAAGCTTAAAAGCTCTCCCTTTAAAGGCATTGAGAATCCACCTGCATATAAAAGAGTCCAAGGTGGTGTATTTTTATATAAATTACAAAATGCATCAGCATCGTCTGGGTTGTTAAATGTACCTATAAGACTTCTAATTGCCATCTTCTATATCCTCATCTTTTACATCTTCATCTTCTACATCTATAAAATTATTATCTCTTAGTTCTTGAAGTAACTTATACGTAATAATCTCTACAGTTTCTCTATTACATATAATACAGTTAGGGTCATGTACCTTATCTTCTTTATCTACATGGGACATATTTACATATAATACTCCTACAAATCTACATGTTGTACATTGTACAAAATGAGGCACTAATACTATACCTTCATCTGTGATTACAACTTCAGGTAAGTATGGAATATCCATTATTCCTCTACCTCTTTTACAAGTATGGCTATATACGTATTAATAGTTTGTCCTTTATATAAAGCAGGGACGTAAGTCTTACATATCAATGTGTATCCTATTTTAGTGTAATTACCTATCCATTTCTCTGTATCTTCTGTATCTTGATAGCCATCATTAGATAATACTACACTTTTAACTTTCATTGTTTATCCTATTCCTTATATGAAATGTAGCTGTTATTGGGACCGATTTATTGTTGTACGTTAACTCCCTTTGGGTAATATCTTTTACAATTCTCAATACTTGTTCTTCTTCATCTTTTCTACCTCCATTCGTAGAAGATTGATATCTAAATGCCCATTTTAATGAGTCATGCTGATTTTGTATTAAGTAAGAATTAGGAAACTCTTTCTGTAAAAGAATACACGACTCATTTATATACGAAGCTACAGTACCTTGTATTCTAAAATTAAATCCCTCTTTAGCTGTAGATTGATTAGTGAAGTAAAATAATCTTCTATTACCATATAAAGTCCTAGCAATTTTATCTCTGCGTATCTTCTCCATTTCTACTGCTTTTCTACTTTGTATCTCTACATTATCTTCCACGAAGCGTATAGCAATATTGATGTAATCAGGAGCCACCATGTCACCCTTGCTGTCTTCAATAGTAAAGGATTCGATATTTGGAATCGTATATACAAAAGTTGGATTATAAATAAGCCTATGAAATACACGATAAGGTAGTTTAGGCTTATACTTATTATACTTATCAATGGAGACATAGAAATATTGTCCTCCATAGGTCATATTTTTAGATATTGTTCTTCTAGGGTCATCTTTACCATTCCATTTTACTTCTTCTCGCCATTTACAATGTCTACAAGTCTCCTGTAGAATTCCTCTGTCAATGCTACATGTGCATAGGCCATGAGGGTTATTTGTATCTGGTGGACTTGGTAAATTAAATAAAGTACAAGTGACAGGAGTATGAATATCAACACCATTTCGTAAATCATTTAATCTTTCTTCCCAATCTAATATTAAACAGTATATCCTATGCTCCACAGCATCTAAATCATGTTCTATCCAGAATGTATCTTTATCAGGTTGTATACAGTCCCTGGAAGACCAGCAATATTTAGTCTTCTCATGTATTCCTCTAGGACATGAAGGGTTGATACACTTCTTAGGGAAGCCATTTAAATTAGGGTCGATAAAAGACCATCTTCCACTACTTTGTGTGGGAAGAATAGTAGGAGATATTCTATCTTTATTTCTTAAAGAATGTATAACTGTATCTCTTAGAGTGTGTATATTAGAATATGCAAGACGCAACTCAGCTATTTCTTTTTGCTTACTTGATAGTTTATCCTTTTTTAACTCTTTTAATAATTCATCTCTAGATATGCTGGGCATTATTTATCCTTATCTTCATTAAATAACCAAGTTAGTAATCTATACGGTAGTCTAGATACAATATACACTGCAACTAAAAGGAAAATAAGCATAGTACATATGTAAAATAGTGAAGTTACTATAAAAGAGATAATATCTACCATTTACTCTTCCTTATCTTCGTTAATATTAGAAGATTCATTTATATTATTTAAATACTCCTGAGCTAAAGCTATTGCTACTTCAGCTTGTGTTAAGCTTTTCTTCTTCCTTTTAACCTTTACAGGTCTATCTCTTATGTATATATCATTATAAATAGCATCTCCTACATGCTGATGTGAAGCGATATTAAAATCAGGATTACCTGATACTTCTTTACTTCTCTCTACAATTTCACTCATCTCCTCATCTAGTAAAGAGGCTAAGTATTCAACTCTCTCTTTATATACTTCCACTCCTATCTTTTGAAATTTATCAATTATGTATAAAAGAGGCTGTCTACGTAATGTATATTCCCGCCATGACAACTTATCCTTTGTGAATTGAACTAATTGATACTTCCATACATAATTTAACGTAGTATCAACATCTAATCCTGCATAGAAACATTTTGTATATAAATCTCTTGTAGTGCGTATATGTTTATGTCTATTGTATTTACCTACACATGAGGTCATATAATCTAAATTAGTAGGTTCTCCAGGAAATAAAGTAGCCCACCCTAGCATGCAATCTTCTAATTTAATATTACTAACATTAAATACATCTGTAAAATGTGGCAAATCTACAAGTCCATTCTGTGTTACTACAGTAGTACCAGGCTGGATATCCAGAATACTAGGAAAAGAAGTATTAAGAACATCAACGACGTAAATATTACCTTGAACATCTGCTAAGCTCCACATTTCTAATTTATTACCTTCAGATACATCATATTCAGTATCGAAGCCTATGTATGTAGGTATACTTTCTGGTTGTTTATTTATATGCATATGTGGTGGTAAAATAGGCCATTCTCCTTTTACAAATTTACCAAATTTAATAAAGTCTAATACTGTTGCTCTGTAGAGAGTAGGGTCTTGATACAACGATGCAATATGTATTACAGAGTATATATTCTTTACATAAGGATCATCTCTGATAGGATTGTAATAATTATCAAATCCTAGTATTTTATTACTATTTGTAATAGAATTGTATTCAGAACCTAATACCCACCCTCTCCAATCTTTAATACCATTTCTAGATCCTTCTAATTTGGTTAATGCGTAGAGAGATATACCACCCATAGCGAGGATATATTTATTACTATCAGGGATATACAAATAAGCTCTTGTACAGTGTTCAATGGCTTCCTTGAGCATAGTAGGAGTAATGCCGTTAACAGATTTGTTACTGCCAATACTGGGAAGATCATTCTTTCCATATGGTCTACACTTTATAATATTAGCTCTACTTGTATTATTATACGATATACTAGTATAAGACCAGAATTCATCTTGTAGCCACTTCCCACTCTTACCAATTAAAGGTTGCGGTCGTACACTTTCTGTAATCTCTACTTGTTTTCCATTGATATACTTTGTAGATACTAACTTTGTTCCATATTCTTCATGTCTACCTGGTGCTTGTGCAACAATACATACCTCTGAATCTTTAACGTAGTAATCAGGAGTTATATATGGAGATAACTCATAAAATGGACATCCTTTACATTTATCAGGCTTAGGAATTGGCATCTAGTATACCTTTATAATCTTCTATATTAAACTCATTTAAATTTCTTTCAACTATTGATGAATATCTATATACATTGTAAAGCTTTGACAATTGATTAACAGCATTCTCAGCGTTGTTAACATTAGAGAATACTGCTATTATATCTTCTTTGTAATATACTACATATACCTTTACATGTTTAACTATTGGCACTATATACCCTTATTTACAAATATAAAAGTCAGGCTGTTGACTATGGGGTACATTTAACCATGTGAAGCTAACATGCACCTGACTTCTATATTTATAGGTTAATTACGTTCTACTTATTACATACTTCTAAGATTACCTAAGAAGTTACCTCCTGTTTTACTTGCTGTAATATACATATAATACGTGCCATTCTGTACCATTGTTAACAACTCCTTAGTACCTTTAACCTCTCTTTCCATTTTATTAAAGTACAACTTAGTAAACTTTCCCCAATTATCATTGAGGAAGTCTAATGATCTTGGTTCTAAAGGATTTCCTTCACTATCCCTACGGACACGTACATCAGGAGAGATATCAAAGAAGAACCTTCCTTTACGACCCGTAGAGCTTTGTGCAGGTGTTACAATTCCTGACACATTATACACCAATCTTCCATTAGGTGATAAATCTCCTCTTTCTCTATCCTCTTCAATATATCTCTTACGAATAGTTAATGCTAATTTACCTTCTACTGAATCCCATTTATACTGTCCTGCAGGTAAAGATAAATTCTCTTCGATAGCTTTCGTAGATTGAGGATTGAGGTTAAAGTCTTCCTCTAATACATTTACCTCTTCTTCATTTCTACTACTCTCTACTTCATTTGTAAATGGATTATTCATTTCAGCGGATTCGTCTTCACCTTTGAATAAATCTTTAATATCAGACATTGTCTTCTTTCTCTCTATTTGAGATTCTTAATGTAAGTAGAAAATTCTCATCACATGATACACATTCAAATGTATATATAGGTTCATATTTACTTACATCTGTACATGTATAACTTATCAACTCTTTACATATAGGACATACTAGAGAGACTTGAATATCTTTTACTTTCATATTATTCCTTACTTTCAGTATCCTCTACATTCATTGGTAATGTTATTGTAGATTTTATACAAACAGTAGCAAATGATGGTCTGTATTCTTCTTTCATATTACGTATATAAGTATCTAATGCTCCTTTATCATACTTTAAAAACATCTGATGCTCTATACACCATGCTAGAGCTTCTACATCTTCATATTCTACTACTTTAATATCTCTCTCTTTTATACTTCTATATATCTCCTTTCCTTGTTCAGGGTTACTTTCATATAGAGATAAAGCATAATTTCTTAATTTATCTTCTGTATTATGTACATCTTCTTGTGCTTGATCTAAATTGGATAACAACTCCTTATGTAAATCATTAAAAATATTCTTCTCATTTATATATATCTCATTTAACTCCTTTCTTAATTTACGTAAATGGGTCAATACATGTAAGTAATCATCTAACTTTTCCTTATCTTCTAAAGTTAATCTATCATTTTCCATTATTTATCCTTATTGTCTATGATACTCTGTAGGTAATTTATAACCTTTCTTAAATGATAAGGACCCAGATCTTCAAGCTTATCTACTAAAGCTTCTTGTAGTATATCCTTCTCTGTATGTGTTGTTTGCAAAAGTAGCTTACGTATTATCTTTATATACTCTTGAATATCTTCTGTACTTTCCTTTTGTACTACTGCTCTGCTATCCGTATCAATATTACCAGTCATTATACCAAATGCATCACAGAATGCATATCTCTTCGCATATGTCAACGCTGCAGCATAGTGCTGAGTAGCTGACATAATATTTGTCCTCTCTCCTAATGGATACTTAACAGGAGGATGTATAATTTCATGCCCCTCTATATGTCTAATTATACATGATACTATTCCATATTCAGTATCGGGAACAGTAATCATAGCATAGCTGAATCCATGTTTGTAGATTAAAGGCCTTACCTGGTAAATTATAGACTCTATTGGAGCGTATGGATAGAGGAATACTCCCTGTTTATTGTACACCTTTTTAGTTTTCTTAATAATAGGACATTCATTCTGGAATTCGGCCATACTTATAAAATACGCTTCCTTAGCTTGTTGAGCTTTCCACTTCTCACGCATTATTAACAACCTTTCTAAAGTCTCCACTGATACATTTTTATCAATAGCCTGTGTAATTAATAAATCAACTTGATTGTCTCGTACTTGTTTAACTGGTAGTATTTCCATTTATGTATACCATTTTATATATGTACATAATATACACACTTGTAAATAGATACAATAAAAGGTAGATACCATGAACGAATCATTAAACTCTATGCCCTACTTCATAGAGTTTAACCATGATATCTACCTTTTGTTACTAACAATGTAGAGCTATTCTAAGTGCCCGTATATATCATACTTGGAGGTGAATATTCTATATACCAAAGAATAGCCCTACATTATAAACCCTGTAGAGTTACTCTAAGCTTCAGTTATATATTATACTGCGAGAAGGTTAGAGACAGTATATATACCAGAGAGTAACTCTACAGTTCTTCTACTCTCAATGAAGAATAGAAGAAATTACGAAGCCAACATCTCATCGACTAAAGCTTCTACAAGGCCCACTTTATCATTAGCAAATGAATCATACGATACAGAATGTCTCATACATAGTAAACGTACTTTATCCTCTGGTAAAGTATTAATAAAGTTACGAAGTGAAGTTCTAGCGATATCTTCTTTACTCCTTGCTTGTCTTACAGAAGGACGACCTGCACATGCATCTCGTAATTCAGCTTCAATACTATGTGCATGTGCATAGGCACTATCAAGACGTAGGACAATACGAGCTTTCTTCTTCCATCCGTAAATTTGCTTACTAAAAGCAGTATCTAACATATCATGAAGTTCTGTAGGGATTAGAACTTTGTAATCGTCTAGTACAAAGTTCTCTAGGGAGTTATCTTTCTCTTCTACCTCTTCAACTACTGCGGTATCCTCTGACATTTTACCCCTTTCCTTTTAGGACTGTATTTTGTATACTTTGTTTATCAAGTTACTTAAAGGTAGCACAGTAGAAAATGAATGTCAAGGGTCCTTTACATAAAAATGGAGAAAGTATGTTTCAGGAAGAAAAACATAGGAAATTTTATAAATTCATTAAATGTCCAGGATTAAAGCCAAGTGATTACTTTTTATTTAAGTCTATTAGAGATTATTTCTTTCCATACCATGCTGAGTTATCCAATACAAGACAAGTACTTGTATTATCTCTTAGATTCTTATATTCACAATGGCATAATCCTTCTTGTAGAGAGAGTATTTTAGCTCTAGCAGACATAATAAACCATGAAGATCTCGATAGACAATTAGAACATATTACCTATAAATCATTACAAGATATTGTTAAAGAAACTGAAATAAAGAGACCATAATTTAAAAGTAAAATGAAAATGAAAGAATTTAAAAGACTCAATTTTATATATATATACAATAGAGATATATAAAATGGATAAATACTATACAGAAGAAGATGTATCACAGGAATGTATATTAATACAATTAGAGAAAGGAGATTTAATATTAGACCAACATCTATTAAGATTAGAAGCTTTAAATAGATTAGACCCTAGAAGACAAGATAAGACTAAAGGAAGGAGAGAAGATAGATATGTTTCGTATGATTATAGAGAAGATAGAAGGTTAACTAAAGAGGACATGTTATTATCCTTTATTCTTAGATTATATAAAATAAAGGATAATAAATTATATATTAATATTCTAGAGTATTTATTCCTAGAAGGATTAAGTTATATAGAAATATCCAATAAAGTACATAGACAAAGACAAACAGTATCAAGGATATTAGATAAGATTGTACATGTTCTTTCTTAGTATTAAGAATTAAGATTCATAAATCTAAATTTATATATTGCAAGAAGTGTACCAAATATACTTTCTCTTGAATAGAAATTTAAATAGCTATTCTAGGGCCCTTTAGAAGAGTAAAGATAGAATAAATATTATAAAATTTTCATATATACCCCTTGACATCTCTCTCTTCATTCTTCATAATATACACATCTACTCAGTAAACACTGAGATGGTGGTTAGAGTTACATATATCCCCTAGATACTGTTTTATAGGTAGAAATTAGGTCTACGTCTCGATTGGTGTATCACTAGGATAGTCTCCTATATTTACCAACGACGTAGTAATCCCTAACAGCTAATCCTATATGACTGGTATAAACGGTTTCTAGGCTGATATCCTTTTCTATGGATGCGTCTATAGGAAAGGCCCTGTAATGTGACTCTGTATATATTGTATATACAGAAAGGTTCACAGTCCTTCAACACAGATGACAGGAGATACTATGGCTATAGTTATAAAGACGAAATACAATGTAGTTGAGATATCTATCGAAGATAATGATGTAGTAATAAAAAGTGGAGGAATGCCTATAGCAAGTATTGCAATTGTTGATTTATTAACATTTATAGATGAATCTTGGGCGATAGAGAAAGATGGAGAAGAAGATGTTAAATAGTAAAGAGGGATTTGATAATACTCTATCGATGCATGTTGATATGTTTCCTAGTGTACCTCAAGATCAAGAAGGGTATAAAGAGTTATCATTCTTCACTGATTCTCAGAAAGCTGAGATACGTACTCGTATACATGATTATGAAATGAATCCTAAAAGTAGAAATAGAGGAGCAGCGTTAATTACAAAGATTAAAAATGTAGCCATTGCTAAAAAGGAATTGTTAAAATTCATTGAAGATATCAAAGATTTACTTGAACCCCATGAAAGAAAGGAAAGAGTCTCTGTAAAAGAGGCAGAAGTGTTAAATGAACAACGTAATATCAATAAAGTTACTGAAAGTTATAGAAAGGCATTTCCTAGTGAGAAGATGTTACGAGCATTTGCTGATACTATCCTTGGAGAGGAGATACATGGAGATTATACCTTTGAAGAGTTACCATTGGTAATTGCAACAAAGCAGATAACGGGAAAGTTGATACCTATTGATATGGGAAATTATAGCACAAACTTGTCTATTAGTGTGACTAAAGGAGGTATGCATGCTTAAGAAGTTACAGAAAGAATTAGACAGAGTTAATACTGTCATGACAAGAAAACATGAAAATAGAAAGTATCAACGATACCAAGTAGTAATACTTTCTACTTACATAACCATTGAATGTAATAATGAAATAGAACATACATTCGAAACATTAGAAGGTGCCTATAGATGGCTCACATTTATAAAGGAGTAACTATGCATCAACTTGATATGTTTTGTGAACAAGAAGTTCATCAAGAACATCTCCTCAATGAGGTTGTTATGTCATTGTATAATGCAAGTAAAGTATGTCCTTCGGGAATGTTAATCGTAGGATACGACCCTACGGTAACATGTGAGAGATGTACAATTGTAGAAGATTCATTTACTGTAAGATTTGATATGATGATTGTGTGGAATGGGAAGCATACACACTATATTAATCTCTGTGATTGTTGTTTAGATACTGTTTGTGAATGTGAGAGAGAGTTTCAAGAAGTAAATAAAGTAGGCTTTATGCCTCATACTGTGAACTAGAGTGTTGTGTGTATGTATAGTGTGTATATATAAAGATATACACACTATACATACATAGTAGAGATAAAAATGTTTATAAGTTTATTCATGCCAAGTAGTTTATCATTTGATAGTATTGAAAGCGTAGATAATTGGATATCATCTATACTATCAACGATAGATATTACAGATGCATCTCAGATTATTGTCTATAGTATAGATGATCTTGAGAGATGTTATGTCTATAAGAGTAGCTATTATCAAGAAGGTATATACGACCATATATATATCGATTGGAGAGATTGATTCAATGGAAGACCTCACGATTCATATGTTGAATTTTTACACTGATAATGTCCAGGCATGTTATACGCAATGTGGATTATGGCGACGGCTTAAAGATGTCCTTCTTGGCTCTCTCGATGAATGTGAGTGTGTAAACTGCCTCAAGACGTACATAAAGGACTAACCCTATGTCAGACCTTCTACAACGGCTCACAGTGCATCATCTCCAGGAAGCTTACTATTCCCTACTTGAGAGTATAAAGTCGAACCTAGAGGCTGTGAAGAGGCTTGATCGAGCTTTTAACATTGTGTCCAAAGATTCGGCCTATCACATCACCTACATATCAGGAAATCCAGTCACCTTTCACGTCCAAGGGCCCAATGACACGTATACAGTGATCAATAGTCAACGACTATGCACTTGTCCTGATAATCAAATACTCTGTAAACATCGACTCGCAATTTCATTAATATTAAACACTATCAATCTCCAAAAGAGAGATGGTATTTCTATTGATGTGAAAGGTGAATAATATGAATATACAATGGTCAGATGAACAATTGGATATATTCTCTGTGTATGAGGATATACAAGAGAATATACAAGTTAATGCTTCTCCAGGTTCAGGGAAAACAACTATTCAATGTGAGATATGGAATAGATCATTACTAGGTAATACATTGTATCTTGCTTTTAATAAAGCAATAGTAGAGGAGATGTGTTTAAAGACTATACCTAGACATGGAAGTAAGATATCAACATTTAATTCATTAGGCCATAGTATATGCATGAATACATGGCCCAATATTAAGTTTAATGTTCATAAGATAGCTAAACATGTACGTAGTATTGAACATTTAATCCCTGAAAGGAATCAATGTAGATATGAATTGATTAAATTGGTAAAGTATTTAAAGAATATCCCCCATGCATTACATATTGATGAAGGAGATGTAGAAGATGTTACAGAGTTTTATGATATAGATGTATATCCTGATATGGTAGACCATGCTCTTCATGTATTGAAGGAGAATATACATGATACGAAGGAGATTGATTATAGCGATCAGTTGTTGTTTCCAGTGGTGTACAATTTGGCTGCACCAATGTATGGAACAGTACTGATCGATGAAGCACAAGATGTGAATGCAGTACAGATTGAATTAATTAAATTACTACAAGCTAGAAATCCTTCTCTACGGCTCTGTAGTGTGGGAGACAATCACCAAGCTATCTATGCCTTCAGAGGTGCTTTGCATGACTCTATGGACCAGCTAGGCAGGGAATTTGATGTCTATGAAATGCCCTTGACCATTACAAGGAGATGTGACAGGAAAATAGTAGACTATGCCCAGGTTTTATACCCTCATGATATTACTGCTAGTCCTACTGCACAGGAAGGATGCATTACCACTATTGATCATACTCAATGGCATATTAAACCCTTCATGAGAAATTATATCGATCTCATTCCTGACCTGCATTTCGACCAGAATATTAATAACACGTTAATAGTCTGTCGAACTACTGCTCCATTGGTATCCTTTGCGTATCAATTACTGAGATGTAATATTCCTTGTTATATACGAGGGAGAGATATAGGAGAGAATTTAATAAAGTATATACAGAAGTCTCAATGTATGTATGTAAATGATTTTCTTCATTATATGGACGAGGATATCAATGGAGAGATAGAAAGGTGTAAAGTGTTACATAAAATAGATAGAATACAAATATTACAAGATAAATATGATATGTTAGAGATATTCTGTAATAGTATTAATTCCATATACATACAAGATGTATGTATGTATATTCAAGGCTTATTCAAAGAAGGGAAAGGTATACAGTTATCGACCGTGCATAAGAGTAAAGGATTAGAAGCTGATAGAGTGATGATACTTTGTAAAGATTTAATGCCACATCCTTTAGCAAGTAAGGAGTGGGAATTAATACAAGAGAGAAATATTGAATATGTAGCGATTACAAGGGCCAGGCATGAATTAGTATTGATGTGATGTATTATTGTAATACATCTTTATATATGAGAGGGACGACAATGACTCAAGAAGAATTGGACCAATGGATTCATGCGTTAGAGAGTGGTGTGTATCGTCAAGGGCAAGAGGTTCTCTACTCTCCAGAGGAGGATACGTATTGTTGCCTTGGTGTATTGGCCGCGTTACGTGGTGATCTTAGTGATGACATGTATGAATATCCTCAGGATATCCCTGATCATATTACGATGGCATTGATTGAGCTCAACGATAATGAGGTTCCTGATCAGTATGCACGGGTTATCAGGTACTTGACACGTGAACGTACTCAAGCTGAATTGGTCGAATGACTCTATATATCTATATATCTAAGAGGTATCTATGTGTCTAAGAGGGAGAGAATGTATATGTGAGTATGGATGAGTGTATGTATTGATAAGTATACATTCATATATATGAATGTATGTATATACATACAGAATAAGTACTATACCTAATAGAGTCTACACCATTTAGACATAGACTCTATTAGGTATATGTATTAGAGATTAGTATAAGTAGTCCAGGGAACCCATAGAGACCATATATCCCCCCTTACCCCCCTAGTAAACAATACATGTACATACACATATATATAAACTATGTACATACACATATATATAAAGTAAGTTAATTTTTTCTTCTAGAATTAATCCTTACCTGTAAGCATAGGAGCATCTTTATACTCTTTTAAATTCTTATTATACCTTGATAACCAACACCAATTTCCTATACATTTCTTCTTCTTAATCTTAAAGACAATCCAACCTCTCTTTCTAAGATACTTAACCATAAAGTAAGTAATCACATCTTAATCCTTTCTACATTCTTTCTATACCAATATATCTCACTTCTATAATCTTTAACACTTATTCTTTTAGGCTTATCATTTACAGATATATCCTGTAAAGAAGAAGATAATCGTAAAGTCCAATCTATACATGTATCTAATTCAGTCTTAAATTTAATAGTACAATATCTATCCTCTCTTTCATCAAGGAATCCTATGAGGAATAATACTGTAAAGATACCTAATCCATATCCTAATAATGCACAACATAATAGTACTATATATTCTCCTCTCTCTTTATATCATTTACGTAAGTTACTAGCATTGTATATCTGGCTCTTGAAGAACTACATCACTTATAACTTTATCTTGAACAAGATATATAGCAATACTATGTACTCCATCATTAACACTTACATCAAAATAATACTCCTCTACTACTTCTCCATTAAGATCCTGCACTGTAACCTCAACATCACTCTCTACTCTTTGTAACTCTTGTAACCTTTGTACTACTTGAGATACTAACATGATTTTCCCTTTCTATTACTATACATATATTCTTTGGTAATGATACGAGATGTGTCATCTCTTCTAAAGTCATTACTAAACATCGAGGACCATCACAGAATCTACACGGTTCTTCCATGGTCACTTTGAAACATCCTATACATTAATACACTTACGTTAACAAATAAATCCCAAGGATGTCTAGGATGAGTTTCTAATCCTAATCCTTTACATACTATACGTAGATGTTCGTTTCTAGAAGATATCTTCTTCTCATACTTTGGATCTATAGTTACTCCCCATTGTTCTATATCACTTTGTAATATATCTTCCATTACTCTTTATCCTTTTTACACTCTGTAACATATTTTACCATCTGTAAGAATTCCTCCTCTGAAATAGTAACACTAAGAGATGTATGGTTATTATTAATTCCCACCACTACAACATCACCGTATTTACTTTCATATTTCTTGAAATATACACTCATTATTCTATATCCCCTTCTAAACCTCTACGTTTAATATTATCACAGATAAAACATTTAACTCTCCCCTTAGAAGACTCCTCTATTACAGGTTTATTAAATAGCATATATATTCTTCTTCCTACTATCTCCTCACATGTAGCTTTAAATAATCTACTACTCTTCTTACACTCTTCTGTTAATGCTAAATTATGCTCATTGCATAATTTAATAGTAGTACACTCAAATCCATTTAATTTATTTCTACTCTCATATTCATCTCTAACTATTTCAAGTAGAGTCATCTTTCTTCTCCTTTACATGTTCTACTTCTACAGATTTCTGCAAAGAGAAACCATTAACTGTATACTTAGGTACATACATAACAGAATGCTTATCTAGCGAATGCTCATGTAACTGATTTAACGTGTAACATATAAAGTTACATAAAGGTTTATCACATTTAAACACTTCATATCTATACTGTGTATCATCTGGCATTTAATATCTCTCTTCTTTCCCATGCTTTAAGGATATCTACTAGTACATATCGTAGTAGAAAGATAGTCTTCCCAGTAGATTCTCCTACAATTGTATTCAACTGTTCTTTAAGTATCCTATCAGCTTCAAGATCTGTCATATTAATTCCCTTTCAGTATATCAATGACCTTTTCTAAGTACTCTTCATATATATCCTCTGCACCTGAAGTTAATAATAGACGTACTCTCTTTTTACCATCAGCATCACTAACTATTCTTACTCCAGTGAGTATCTCTTTCTTGAATATGTATAAACCATGTGGTCCTTTTACTTGGAAGATGTTATCCATTTAGAAATCTCCACTATCGCCAGGTGCATCTGTAGAGGAATCTCCAGGAGTATCATTACTTGCAGGATCATTACTAGTACTACTTTCCTCAGTTGTAGATACAATACTACGTGGCTGAAGAATAACATGAATTGGTTTAGGAATAATAGTAAAATACTTAAACCACATTAAACTTAAAAATACATATATAAATATCTTCCTCATCTCTTATCTTTCTTTTCATTGAGAACATCCTGTAGAAATACTAAGAACTTCCTAGTATCTCCTTTAAATATGTACACATTTAAATACTTAAACACGTAAGTACTTGTATCTATTGTATCATTACGGAGTGTATCTTTTGCAATAGCAATCCACATATCCTTTAGTACATACTTCTGAATACACCATATAAACTTCCTTCTTAAATGTAACTTCTGTATATCTGTTAAAGTGATATACGTAGTATACAATTTACTCTTATATATACACCTCTCTATTTCATATACACTTTTAACAATCCCTAGATAAGGATACTTCATTTATCTTCTTCAAATCTCTTTATGAAATCTAAATCTAGGGTAAGAGGTTTGATATCATTTCTCTTATTACTTTCTGGTAATTTAAATTTATTATATCTTTTAATACGTATAGTCTTAGGCTCAGCCTCTAATGCTTCTTTACATTGATTATCTCTCCAAGGACCATGTAATGAAATAAGTCCTTTAATTATTCTATTTTCTAATTCTTTAATTACATCATTATATCTTTGTACTTCTTCTTTAGTTAATGGAAAATTAATAAACATACTTCCCACCTTTCTTCCCAGTTCTACGTAATTCATTATCCTTCTTCCACTTCGCTTTAGCTCTTTTACTTTTCTCTTCAGGATGAAACCTTCTATATCTTTGTAAAACAGTATCTAAACAACTTTCTACAAAGATATCTAGTACATTCTTCTCATTCATCTTTCTATTCCTTTAACCCAATCATTCCTTGCTTGTAATAATTCACCCTGGGAACCTTTCCAGACGAGAAAAGGATTTAATAAATACACATTACTATCTCTCTTCTGTATAAAACCTTCCTTTTTGAGGTCAAATAGATGATTATAAATAACCTTAACTGCTATTTTTATATCCTTTGAGAGCTGTCGTGGTGTTCCGTAGACTACATTTCTCTCTGATATTCGTATAGTGAGAGCAAAGAATGTATGTTGTGTACTAGGAGCCTGAGAGCAAAATAGTCTTAATAGATCTAAATTAGGAAATACTTGAAAATAGGGACAGTATCCATTTCTATCCTTTACAATCATAACCTGTCCTGGCTGAATAGCATAATTTTTATACTTTTCTAGGTGAATAATAGTTGAATCTAGGGTATAATTATCCAATTGCATTCTCCTTTCAGGGATTCTCAAGCTCAGAGAAGATTTTACCACTCCTGGGAGGAGAATGCAAGGAAAATCTACTTATTACAGCAAAGATAAAATTTCTCTAAGGCTTTTAAATTCAATAATTTATCTATTTCGTCCTTCTAAGAGTATATAAGAGGAGAAAATGAATTTAACGCAGTTATCCTATGAACTTCTCCAAGAAGCTGTTACAAAAGGAACTATGACACTTGAAAATGGAACAATTTATGAAATTACGTCTAGTCAATTAATAACTATTACTAAATTTCTCATAGGAAATACATCTCCTCCATCGAATACTGAAAGTGAAGACAATAATATCCCTGAGGAAATGCTATTCTTTACACAACCTATTAATCAAGATATTATTGATACATGTATATCAAATATGAAAGATTTAAAAGAGACATCTGAAGATCAATTAGAACTCTTTAAGCAATCTCCATTAATATATAAAGAATCTATATAATGTCTTGGTCACTACATAGTCTATTTCCGATATGTATCAAACCTACCTGCCCATTATTTACAAAAAGACACATGCTTCCTCATCAAGAGGAAATAGCTAAACAAATACTATCTGGAAATGAGAATTACATATACTGGCAAGGAGCAGTAGGTACTGCTAAGACAATGCTCTTTGCAGCTCTATCTGCAGCATTTATAATCACCATTCCAAATAGTAGAGCTATTCTATTTCGTAAAGATTACGGATTAAATTATGAAACTCTCTGGTTATACTTTAGACAATCTATACAAGCAGCATTAGACCAAGGTATAATAAAAGGAGATCCAAAGAAGATATGGAGTAGAAAGAAACAAGGTGACTATTCATATTGTGAATTACCTAATGGTTCTACGTGTAGAGCAGGACAAACGAAAAGTTGGTCTGAATTTATGGGTCCAACATATGATTTAATAGTAGTATCTGACGCAATGGAAAACAACAACTTTGGTGAAATCTTTCATGGAGAAGGCGTAGTAGGAGGTTTACAAAGTAGATTACGTGGACAGCATTCTTCATTCTTTAAATTACCAAATAATACATATAAAGATATGCGTCGATTCTTAATTGAAACAAATCCTCCTCCTACTATTAATGAATTACATGAACTATTCGGTAGAGAACCAGGAGTAAGAAACTTAACAAATGTTCCTGATCCAATTACAGGTAAATATATTACCTATAGACACATTCAAACAACAACTTTACAAAATGACCACAACCCAGCATCATATTTCAGCGAAATAGCTGCTACACATTCTAATATAGACGATATAAAGAGAATACTAGAAGGTAAAACTGTACCATATTACGGTGGAATAAGAGTAATAGAAACATTCCATCCTGAAATACATGTAGCATCTTTTACTACTGACAGTGAATTACCACTATTTGTGGGCATCGACCCTGGTGGTCAACATCCTGGTGTTACATTCTCTCAAATTAAGAAATGTGCCTATAATAAAGATCATTACATCACTCTATCAGAGATAAGTAATCTATACGATAAAACAACATACGAATTAGTAGATTATAGAAGTAACGATAAATTAGGAATCCTTCAACACTTAAATGACTTCTACCCTGATCACTTTGATTTAGAATTCTATACTCAAGTACGAAATTCACTACTTGAAAAAGTAGATGATCCTTCTCAGATAGATTCGCATATACTGGAAAATCATTTCAAGAATATATACTTCTGTATAGATAAATCAGGAAATAATACAAGTAGAGCAAATAGAGATGCTAAATCTGATTTAACAATATTATCAAGTGAATATGGTATAAGATGTAAATATAGGACAAATATAGGCTTAGATCAATCTTTAAATAGAGTACGTAAATTACATAAAGAGATATGTATATGTAATCTTCCAGCAAGAATGATAGATAGGAAATGTGAGTTACTAATAGATGGATACAGTGGAGGGTATAGATACGCTAAGAAGAAAGATGGAACTCATGGAGATAAACCAGTAGAAGATCATAGATATGAAGATGTATGCGATGGAGATAGGTATTCACTGGAGAATTTCCTTTGGAGTAGTGCCTATATACACGATGTACAAGTAGAAAAGACTAAAAGAACTGATATGAAATATCCTTGGTCTTGGATGGGTGACCTCTCATAGAGAATCTTGACATTTCCTTTTGTATATAGTACTGTAATAGACAGGAGGTTTTACTAAGTGCCAATTTCTAAAGAAGATGAAAAGTGGATCTTATCAATCCTACTAGGACCACTAGAAGGAGTACGTCAAAGGCGTAGATATATAGAAAATGAATGGTTGCAGAATTACGCAGCATGGCGTGGATGGCCTACGTATCAACACATGGTTCCTCTCCAAGATGGAGCTATACATTACTTCATTCCTCACGCACGTAGAACGATAGAAAGAGGTAATTCACGTATTAAAAAGTTGTTATTACCAAGAAATAAATTCTTCCAAACATTTCCTAGAGATACGTACAGCCATGAGAATGCTCAATCAGTAGATGCTTATATTGACTTTGTCTATACAGAAAAGATAGAAAGAAATAGGTTAATATCTTCATTAATAAGATCTTTACAGTTATACAACTTCTCAGTACTAAATACATCTGTAAAAGTTACAAATGATGAAGCATGGCCTTGTCAAACTGATGTTGATCCTTTTTCCTTCTATGTATTTCCTGATACAGCATCTACAAGAGACGACGCACAGTTAATCTTCCAAGATATAGTAATTCCATATCAAGTATATTATCAATTTGTAGATAGAGATAAACCTGATAAATCTTTATATGAATATATCCCCGCTGATAAATTACATAATCCAATATGGCCTTATCATTTAATAGAAAGATTAGCCTATGCTGGTCTATCCAGTCCATCAGATTTTATTCAAGGTGTAGGTAATTATCAAAGGAAAACAGAACAACAATTACGTAGTGAATCACAGAAAACAATAGATCAATTAACTCAGCAAAGTCATAAATTCCTCCAATTAAGTAAAGTTTACTTCCGTCTTGGTGGTACATGGTATTATACCATAATATGCTATAACACTGAAAGTGAGTGTATTATACGCTTAGACGAAGAGGAGAATACTCCATTATACAGATGGGCTAATGAGAAACCTCTACCTGGAGAATTATATACTGGCAGTAGTCAAATGGATGATATACGTACTTTACAAACTATAGCAAATAATGCCTTATCTCAAGTAGAAAGTAATAGAAGTGTTGTAGCTGAACCTCCACAGGCTAGGGATAGAAATCTCGCTACACGGACTGAACAATACATATATAAACCACGTGCAATATGGGATGTAGAAGGTGATCCTAATAATATATTTAAAACAATAGATGTCCATGACACAGGACCTGAAGGTATACGAGCTTTTCAAATATATCTAGGATTAATGGATAGAGGAAATGGAGGGACAATAGCAGAAGGACAACCTGGACGTAATATGCCTAGAGCAGGATTTGCCGTTAATAACTTAGTAAATCTCTCACTAACAGATACAGAAGACTCTGCTACATGTATAGAAGAATCTTTACTAACACCAGGACTAGGTGATATCTATCATGTAACATTAGAATATATTCCAACATCTCAATTATTAAGAATTCCTGGAAAAGCTGGTAAATTACCTCAAATATTAAATAAATTAGATCTACGTGGTAATTACTCCTTTAAATGGCAATCAGCATTAGAATTTAGAGATACTCAACAGATAGCTGATTCTTTAAATCAATTATTACAAATACTTGCCAATCCTCAAACTATGCAAATACTCGCATCTCAAGGATATCAAGTTAACTTTGCTCATTTAATACAAACATTATTTATATATTCTGTTGGAGAAGAAGGGTTAGATGATATAATTACTCAGCTACCTCAACAACAATTACCTCAACAACAATTACCTCAAGGAGGAGGTGTACCACAAGGTTCACAAATTCCTCCTCAAGCTCAACAAGCATTATTAGCACTTCAACAAGGAGGGACACAAAATGGCCCAATCCAGTAAGAATATGTCAGGTGGGAAAGAAGCTATGCAGGCTGAGAAAAAGCGTAAAATGGCTAATTCCAAGGGAAGAGGAAGTAAACAGCCTAAAGGTAGTAAAGATAATGCTAGAGGTATGACTAAGTCTGCTAAGTTTCAGAAGGTGAATAAAACTGACAACATGATGGAAGATGTACAGTTTTAACTTTATACTTTGTAAATAATATAAATATAAGGAGTAAAAGAAATGGGCATGCAACAGGAGTCATACGATGCAATAGCGAGACCAGGAACAGGTACAGGCCTAGGTACTACTTTCTGGCAGGCTATAGTAAGTGGTGTAAAGGCTATCTCGCCTACGAAGATGATGCAAGATAGTAATGTTCTTCATGATAAAGATCAATTTGTTCTTCCTTGTATTACAGCACCAGCAGCAGGTGCATATTCTCTATTTGTACCTACAGAAGGTATCTGGGTAGTTGATAAAGTAGTTATCTATCAAAGAGTGCTTGGAACAAGTATTACCTTTGATGTACTCTGGGTAGCATCTGGAACAGCAATTGGATCAGGTACTACACAACTCACAGGTACTATTGATGGTAGTCAATCTGGTAATAATTTAAAGTATGTCCTAGGAACATTAATTGCTGCACCTACTCAAAGTGGACCTGGTACTATTCTAGGTGTGAATATCGGTGGAACTGTTACAGGATTTATTGGACATGTACAAGTAGACGTAAAGAGGGTTACATAATATGGCTGAAGAATTAGTAGATACTGTCGAAGATAAAGAAGTAGAAAGTAAACCTCAATTAGACGAAGTAAAGTTAAGTGAGTTAATTAAGAAAGGTATGAAAGATTCCTTTGATGAATTAGCCGCTAATCAAAGGAATACTCAGCAGAGTAATCAACAAAATGTACAACAGCAAAGTACAGATCCTTGGGATGAAGTACTAGAACCACGTATCCGTAAAGGAACTCAGCAAAGTAATAGTATAGCAGCAGCAGCAGAAGATAAGGTAGACTTCTATACAAGTGATTATTGGTTAAAGGAAATAGAAGAAATCCTTCCAGGTGATAGTACAAGTGAAGAAGGTATACAATCATTACAGAAAGCAAAGAAGGAGATACGTGAAACTCTAGAAACTACGTTCTCTAACTTACTAAAACAAGGACGTGGAATACCAAGAAGTGACATTGTAGATTTTGCTGTCGGTCAATATGTAAAGAAGAATAAATCTACATACACAGATGGTCTTGTAAAGAAGAGTTCACTACAGAAGGAGAGAGAAGTACAAAAAGCTCGTAGAGGTGTAGATATTCAATCAGGAAATATTACAAACTTTACTCCTGAACAGTTGCATAATATGCCTCAGGATAAAATAAATGAACAATTTGGTGGTGTACTTTTTTAGTGTTTTACTTATCTTTACACTATTTATCTGTAAAGATACAGAAGGTAAATGTATATTAACTAAAAGAGATCTACATCAACGTTACTTATTCATGAAAAGTACAGGTTATCCACATGGAAGAAAAGGATATGTGGTAGATCATATTACACCTTTATGCGCAGGTGGAGCAGATAATGTATCCAACATGCAATGGCAGACTTCACAAGAGTCATATGTAAAGGATATAAAAGAGAGGGAATTCTGTCATAAGTTATGGAATAAGTAAGATATATAAGACTGTCTACTAATGTGTGTACTAAAGGGGTATATATCACACACATATATACCCTTTCTACTGTCTACTAACTATAAGGTATTAAGAGATGGCTGATGTAATTAATAACTTTCAAAGTTTAGCTAATGATGCTCCTAATGTAATGATCACGAAACGTATGTATGAGCTATCAGAAAGAAACTTAGCATTAGGCCAGTTTGCTGATGAACGAGAATTAGAATCGAATATGTCTAAGACTATGCGTATTGTTAGATACAATAGGTTTAGTATTCCTAATGCTCAATTGGTAGACGGTGTACCTCCTGATTCCGTAGCATTAGGCTTCACCTTTGTAGATGTAACAGTGGAACAATGGGGTATTGTCGCACTACTTTCAGATGTAGGATTAGTAACTATTACACATCCTATTCTCCAAATAGCAATTGATAGATGCGCTTTAGCAATGGCTGAACTTATGGAAAGAGAAATTGCTAATACTTTGTTAAATACTGGTACATCAGTAATATACGGTAATGCTGGTGTGACGACAAGAGCATCTATTGTGAATACTGGTACTCCTAAAACTGATAGAATGACTACTGCTACTTTAATTAGTGCAACTGCTCAACTACGAGCACAAGGAGCACCTGAATTTGATGGTGGACTCTATGGAGTAGTTATTCAGCCTCAGCAAGAAGCTGATATGCTTCTTAGCGATACTATTTTCCAAAATAGTTCTAACTTTGCTAGAGTAAGAAAGTTAGAAAATGCTGAAATTGGTATCTACATGGGTGGACATTTTGTACGAGCAAACTTTCTACCAATATATGCGGGAGTAGCTGCTGTAGATACTGCTGCTGCTACAGCTACAAAGGCTAGAGCAGTCGTAGCAGATACAGGTGGAGCACTCGCAACTGGTAACTATCAAGTAGTAGTTGTTGGTCGTGATCTCACGAGTGACTATGAGCGTAGAATATCTCAGAATAGTGCTAACCTTGCAGTATCAGCTTCTATTACTACTGGAAGTATTACAGTAACTACTCCTACTGCAGTATCCTATTCCTATGACATCTATCTAACAAGAGTAGGCTTAACTGTTCCTTATAAAGTTGTATCGAGGGGAACTGCTAATACGTCCTACGTACTCACAACTCAACCTGCAGGAACAGAAACTATTGCTCCTACTGCTCCAGCAAGTGGTTTAGAGATATTCATAGCCTGGATGATGGGAAAGAATTCTTTCGCTAGAGTTAAATTAAATTCAATGTCCATGCAGTCTTATATTACTCCAGCTGGAGCTTCATATAGTAATCCTCTAGCCCAAGGACGTAAAGTAGGTACTAAGTTAATGTTTAAATGTGCTGTACAGGATCAACAATTTCTCCAGAGAATTGAAACTGTATCAAGTATTGGCGCATTTCTACCTACTACATAGGGAGATACATGAAGGCTAAGATGTTTCTAAGTCAGGTAAGTAAAACTGCATTTACCAATAATATAGATTTAGAGTTTATACCACTTCCACATGAAGCTGGTACAGATATGACTTTTAAATCAGGTATTTTCTCTGTATCTATACCTGATTTAGGCATGTTTGAGACTCTAAAACCTGGACAGACATATCAAATAGAATTAGCTATGGTAGTAGTGAGTAAAGAAAGTATATAAATGGCTGAAAGATCTAGAAATAGGAGTAAGAAGAAGAAGGAAATATACCCTGTAGATTTATCTGTATTTGAAGGTATTCAAAAACAGGGTGCAAAGATACCTGAAGTGTCTCTACAACAAGCATTAGAGACACTTCAGAAATTAGGATTTAAAGTTACTGCACCTTCAAGTGCAGATGATATACAAGCTCATCAAGATTCTGTAGATTTACTAGGTATCGTAGAACCTTCTGTATCAAAGAGTAGAAATAAGAAGAAGAAAGTAGAAAATATAGATAATAAATTACGTGCTGTGTTATACTTTGCACATCATGTATCAAATGGAACGTATGGTCCAGGTAATATAGAATTAGATATCTCAGAGAGAGATTTATTTGTATCATTGCTAAAACAAGATCAAATGTGTGTACAGCACCATCAGGAACCTTTAGTATCACATAATACTAGATGTTATATAATTCAACAAGGTAAGCAAATGCTTAATAGTAACTATAGAAAGGTAGAAGTATCAGAAGTAATGTTTAATAATGATGCTGTATTAGAAGGTTTAGTAGCTGTAACAACAGGTAATGGGGATTTAAGAAGTAAAGGTATTAATATACCACAGTACGTACCTTTTAGTAGTAATCAAGGATTTTAACTTTTATACAAGGAAAAGAAAAGGATAAATAGTGAAGTATAAAGCATTGATAACAAGAATGTTAACAATGGCTGATGAGTCTATACAGATAATTATAAATGATGCACATAATTTTGATTCTTTAAAAGAGAGGATAAATAATGCCTTTAAATTATGTGATATGAGAGCTAATACTCAAATGATGAGATTATTTGAAGATACAGATTTAACTAGTAAACTATCAATAGATGAGTACTTAAGAGCACAACATGCAGCTAATCTTGTATACCCTTGTAATAACTTACCAAATAATGTAGACTTAGGTAATGGTCCACAGATAGAATTTGCTAAGAATATGGCATCAGGAGAAGTACTTAAGATATTTATCGATAAAGTACAAAGTTACGAAGATTTAGATAGTGCTATTAATGAGGTATTTTCCTTAATAGATGAGAGATTAGTAGAGACTAATAATCGGGAACTAGAATTTCTAGAATACCTACGAAGCATACCATATGAAACTCAATTGAAAGTATGTATGATAATGGATATTCTATATGGAAGAAGTACAAAGGAATTTGTAGAGAGTAGATTAAATGAGCAAAATACAGGAGAATTACCTAATGGTGTATATATAAAGAGAGATAATACAGAATGATATACAGAGTAGATCTTACTAAACCTATATGGAGATATTTATACCATGAGATATATGATAGGATATATACAATAGGTATTGAGAATAATGTAAATGAGCAGGATATTATTAATAGAATATTAAGACTACAAACAGGTGATAGTAAGTTATATCTTCTTGTAGAGTTAAGAGATAATTCTATATCTTCTCATGGATTAGTAAATATCTTAAATACAGTAGCATTCATAGAACAGGTAAATGCTGAGCGTAAAAAGGATAATACATTTGTATATGATTTAGAGACATATATACAAACAGTTATAAAGCAAGAACACCCTGAAATTACAAAGATGGTATTTGGTACTAAAAGAGATGAGTATAGAGCATTTGAAAGAAAATATGGATTTACAGTTATGCATATACTTATGGAGAAAGAGATTAAACCTGTATCTTTAGAAATACAGGAGGGTATATAAATGGGTATAGTAGGAGATGTATTTGGAACAGCTACAAGTGGAAATGCTGGAGATGTATTAGGCCAAGAGGGTCTTGGACTTACAGGTACAAAGAATAATCAAACTACACAAGTATCTCTCGATCCTACCACACAAGCGTTAGATAGTCTACGACGACAGAGTTTCCAAGATATACAGAATACAGGGAATACTGCTTATAATAATTTAGGTATGTATTATAATACAGGTGAGTCTACAAATTGGTTAATTAATCAATTGATAAATCAATCAGGTCAACCTGGTATAAATTCTACTGACTGGTATAACCAAGCTATTGCGGGTACAGATGTATCTGGACAATCAGCTAGAGGGTATAATGCAGCTAACACAAGTGCTGCTATGGATTACAATGCATTAGGAACTAATTTACAAGGTATACAAAATTTACAGCCACAACTACTAGGTGCTGGTAATGACTTCTTCCATCAAATACTAGGTCCACAGGTACAGAATCAAAGTTCCTTAATGGGTCTAGGACGTAGTGGAGCAAATGAAGAAGCACAGGCTAAAGGTGCAGCGAGTATTTCATTACCTATTGCTCAATTAATTGCTCAGTTAACTCAACAGGCATATGGTCAATATGGACAAGGTATACAAGGTATAGCTGGACAATATCAACAAGGTGAACAAGGCTTAGGTCAACAACAATTACAGAATATCTATGGAATTAACCAAGCATATCCTGGTATAAGTAATTTACTCCAGAATGCACAATTTCAAAGGGTATTACAAGGTATAGGTGCATCTGATATTCCACGAAGTACAGCAGCTCAAGGTCAGCAAGATTTAGTACATTCATATTTATCAACATTAAATGCTATGCCTTATACTGCTGCTCCTACACAGAAGACTTCTGGAACAGGTAATACAGGAGTTGTTACATCATATCTTGGTGGTGGAGGTGGGCAAGGAGCTGGAGCTGCTGCAGGTATAGGTCTTGTATAAATATACTTTAAAAGTAGAAAGTATATATGGTCGGTTTACAAGGTATAGATTCAGATTATACAAATTTAACGAGTGGTAATACACCTTTAACAAGTGATAGATATACTCCAGCTCTGACACCTATTACAGAAGGTTCATATCAAGGTTCTCAAGGAAATGTACCTGTATCATACTTACAACCTACATCTAAAGATTTAACAAGTCAGGAAACTACTCCTGGTCAAGATATACAAAGTAAAGTACAAGGTGTACAGAAACCTGATTTTGGTAAACTTTTATTATTAGGTTTAATAGGAGGTCCTAATGCTGTAAATCAGTATTACGCTAGAACAATGCAGAAACAAGTTGAGCCTATTATACAAGATATTTCTCTACAGTATAGACAAGCGTTAAATGCTGGTGATTTCAGTGGTGCACAGAAGATTGTTTCGCAGTTAGGACCTTTAACACCGTATAGCCCTAATGCTGGTAAATTACTAGAATCATTTACAGATATTATTAATAAAAGACAAGATAATGTAAGACAGAATAAATTATTTATAGGTGAAATCTTAAAGACTGGTCAAGCTAAGGTAGGTAGTCCTTATTATAATTATCTTACAGATCCTAGTACTTTACTCCAAGATAAAGAAGTAGTACAGAAATCTCCAGAGATATATGGACAGAGTGGGCAGGTAATTGGTGGTTTCTATACAACTACAAATAAAATTAATGCAGAAATTACTAGTCAACAGGTTACACCTCAGCAATCTACAGTAGAGAATATGCCTAAAGCTGTACAGAATTCACTTATTGAAAAAGTAGGTCCAACTGCTCCTACTAGATTTGCATTTTTACAGAGTAAACAAAGTCTAGGACAGATTACTCCTGATGAGTTAAATGAATTAAATATGTTTAATAAGGTTGTAGGTCCACAGGCAGCTTTTAATGTAGGAGCAGAGAGATTACCAATAGAAGCGAGAATAAGAGCTAACTTACGCCCTGGATTATCAGAGGAGATGAATAGTCCTGAAGGAAGTACATCTCAAGGACAAGGAAATACACAAGGTAAAGTAGCTAAAGGTAATGCACAGCAAGGACAGAATTTAAATCAGCAAAGGATTATATTTGAAGTTAATGAGATGTTTAGGAATAATGAAATAAATGAACAGCAAAGGGACACTATATTAAAGAATAGAGGTATAACAGTTACTCAACCTCAAGGAAATATACCTCAAGGTCCATATCAAGAGGCTAGAGCATCTGAAACAGCAGCAAATGTTCAACAGTCAGGTCAAACTACTGCTGCTCAAGAACAGGCTCAAACACAAAATAGAACATTAGGTCTAGCAGGTAAAGTTGCATTAGGTGTAGTAAATGGTAAAATTGTTAAAGATAGTAATATGTCAGCTTCTGATGCAAAGAATAAAGGATTAATGGTAGCAGATTTACCTGGAGAGGAAAGTCAATTTGCTACGAAGGCTGATCAAGCTACATCTACAATTGATAGTATGACTCATAATTTACTTAGTGAAACAGGTAGAAGAGCTGAATTAGGATGGTTTCAAGCAGCTATGAGAGGTGTAGCAGGTGGGTTAGGGATTTCAATATTAGGAACGACATTAGAGTCTTCTAGTATAGATGTTCCTAATATGAATGCTACACAGAAGAGAGTATTTGCACAGGGAGAAGCTTTAGCTGAGGATTTAAAGAAGATATATGGTGATGCTCCTAAGATGTGGAAGAGTCAATTGACAAGATCAATGACTTCTAGAGATGATATGTTACAGGCATTAGGAGAGATTAGGAGTGATATATTAGATAGAGCGGCTACGACCTTTAAATCACAGAAGAGTAGTGAACCTCCTAGAGGGAATGTTTCTGTTCCTCAGGGAAGTAAAGTTCAACCTGGACCAGTAGAGCAGGCTCCTGTACAACAACAATCTAAAGGTACTAAACTAGATAGAAGTAAGTTTAAAGCTGTAGCACCGTAATACCTGCACATATGTTCAGTAGGTATTTGTCCTACAATGTCAAGTAAAAAATGTAGGACAAATACTGACTAGACAAGATTTCAGGGATGCTTGTATAATGCATTGGGTAGGGACAAAACGTAGGATACTAAACCACTGGGGCACGGGAGTGGTTTAGTATAGGGAACTAGGTAGTGGATTTAGGACTATGTGTATATATGTATATTAAGGAATCTTAAATAATGAGTAAATTCTTAGGTAGTGTAGTTGACTTCTTTCTACTTTTAGGAATTGGATATATGTTTCTTATTGTTGTTCTATTGTTGGGATGTTACTTTACAAGGTAATTACATGTACAATGAAGTAGAAGAGGTTACTACATTTAAATGTGAATATTGTAAACAGCGTTGTAATATTGATAAAATATTCCGTAAAGTTTCAGTCGTATATATTGCTGGAATGATAATGTATTCACCTATGGTATGTTCAGAGAGATGTTTACACTCTTTTAGAAAAGTAAATAATGCCTAGTAAATCATTTACTTATGATAATACTCCTTATACTATGTATTCAAGGAGTAACTTTACAGATGATCAAGCATTTAATGCTTTGGATAGTTACGTATCTTCAGGAAAGCAATCATTTGATCCAAGTAATGAAAAATCAATAATGGTATCCCCTGGTAATGTATCTTCTGTAAGTGATATGGCATCTCATGTACGTAGTATGTATGATCAATATATAGCTGCTCCTATTTCTCAAGGGATACAAAGTATACAGAATAATCCAACTGTACAGAATGTTACAGGACCAGGTTTCACTGCTCCACAAGGTGAAAATATTTCATCAGATAATAAAAATATACAAACTCAATTCAATGAACCCCAACAAGGAAGTGGTATTAAAGCTTTAGGTAACTATTTACAAAGCACAATTAATGATCCAGTAGCAACAGGTTTACTACTTGCTGGTGGTCCAGTAGGAAAAGGTGCAGGAACAATAATGCAGAAATTAGCACCTGTTGTTCTTACAGGGACATTAAAAGCATTAGGTATGCCATTAGGTGTAGCAGGCGGAACTTTAGCTTTAGATCAAATGTTTGATCCTAATACATCTTTAAAGGATTCTACAGAGAAAGCTTTAATAACAGGAGGAGTTACTGCAGGTTTACAGTATATGATGACAGGTTGGAATAAGATGTTAAGTTCACAAAGTGCTAAGCAAGATATGTTAAAAGACCAAAATTCATATAATGATATGTTACAAGGATTTAATGATGTATGGGGTAAATACTCAGTAAAAGGAGATATAGAAGGAAATCCTAAAGGATTTCTAAAAGATATTTCAAATGTAGCATATGAAGCTGGACAAAGTAAGTTAAATAACTCTATAAATGAAATGTTAAATTATGTAAAGTTAAATGCTGGAGACGAAGTAAAGAAGGACTTTGCTGGTAATATACAATCTTTACGTACTAATCTTACAAAGTTAGGTTCCTTACAGGAAGGTTCAGGGAAGTATAATGATGTATTTAAAGAATTTATAGACAATTTACACCAAACACAAGATATTGTATATGGAATAAAAGGAAAAGGATATCCGATTACTAATCCTTCTGATACTGTATTATCATATCAATTAAGTCAAGATCCTGAGTTTATAAAAGCTCTTGTAAATAGTAAAGTTATATCCTCTGGACAAGCTGGTAGTATAATGAAGAATAAAGGATTAGAACAGTTACTACCAGATTGGAAGGAATATGTCACACAAAGAGATATTGATAGAGTAGTAGGAAGAAGTA